GTTCCAGGGTTACCTAGAGAAAATCCTTCGAATGAAGGGTTACCTGTTCGAAACAGGGATTCTCTATGATAATACCATAAGGAAATATGTTAAGTTTTCTTTATGGTGTTTGGATCGAGAAGTTGGCTCAGAACCATTGGGCTTCTCTGAGGGGCGATATCTTTTACAGGTATCGTCTCTGAGAGGCTTGCGTGGATCTGAGAGCAACTTCGTATTTGTGGCGAAGCATATCCAAGTTTTGGAGAGCTGAGCCATGAATACACGACGAAGCAGAACAGGCGTGAGGTATAAGCCTATGCGTATACTTCATGAAGTATACAAACGCCTGCTAGCAGACATTAGTGAAAAATCAGGTATATCACTTGATGTGCCTGATGTAATAACTGATGATTGGTTGCTTATAGAAGCTCCCAAGCTAGACAAAAGTATTCTGAAGTTCTTTGAAGGGACCGGTCAAATGCCGGTGTTCCCAGAGTGGTTAAGTCCACTTTGGGAGCGTTTCCTGGTTGAGAAATCAGGAATTCTCCTTCGGGACATCAGAACATGTCTTTGTTTCTGCTATAAAGCCGAGTACGAACCTACTGATCAACAGCTCATAGATGCACAAAATGCATTTGTTGAGTCTGATGAGAGTATAGGAGTGTGGAATGAAGCTTTCAGAAATGGAAGCCTCTCTCCCGCATTCTTTCGTCTCATGCGACGTTATATTGGCCGAGTATTATACAAAGCCAATTTGTTAGAAATACTGCCCTTTCATGGCCCTGGAAGTGTTTTTCCTTCTAGGACACCATGTGAAAAGAGTAAGTTTCTAACCATCTACTCTGGTATCCAGAGATTCTATCCTTATGACCAATTCTTCTGTGGCCTCCCATCTTTTTGGTGGGAAGTCATGGTTGAAGAGGCACGGGGATCGATATCTGAGTGCGACGAAATCGTAGCACGCCTGGTTGCAGTCCCGAAAGATTCTCGAGGTCCACGCTTGATATGCGTGCACCCCGCTGAATCAATTTGGATTCAACAGGGACAGAGAAGAATATTAGAGGATGCCATTCGTCATTCACCTCTTACTCATGGAAAAATCAATTTCCATGATCAGAGTGTAAATGCTGAATTGGCGCTAGTATCATCAAGCCTTCAGGGTCTTTGTACCCTTGACTTGAAGGATGCTAGTGATCGGATCAGCTTAGAGTTAGTTAGATACCTTTTTGGGTATCTTTCTGACATTCTTTGCTGCTCGAGGGCATCATCTGTTATTCTGTTGGATGGTCGCAAGATCCCGCTCCAGAAGTTTGCTCCCATGGGGAACGCAATTACGTTCCCTATTGAGAGTTTAATTTTCTGGGCTGCGGTTCGTGCTGGCATAGCATGTTATTACGGGGTAACCTGCGATGACATCTATGTCTTCGGGGACGATATTCTGTTTCCCGAGAAATGGTACGATGGTGCCGTCTTGGGTCTCACTCGTATTGGCAGTATTGTCAACACGAGTAAGACTTTTAGGCGGGGATTCTTTCGAGAATCCTGTGGCATGGATGCCTATCATGGCATCTGTGTTACGCCTTATCGTATTAGGGTTCAGGATATAGCATCCGTTCCTAGTGTGGTCTCTGCCTGTGCGCTAGCAAAAGCAATGCGCATGGGTGGGTTTCCACAGACCTCGTCCTATCTATATGCTCAAATCCGTAAGCGGTTGGGAAAATTACATTTATGTAATAATCCCGAAGCCCAAGGTATATATGAGTACGTAGATTATGATATGGGTAAGCTCCTTAAATATGAAAAGGTACGGTTTAACCGCAACCTCCATATTTGGGAGACCCCATACCAACTGGTACGGGGGGAGAATTATCTCCCTCCTATACATGATTGGTATCATGTCCAGGATTCTATACTCCGCATGGTGCGGAGTGAGGCCAATGTGCCTCGAGAACAGGACGAAGGATACCCGGTTCCGAACCGGGTACGGCTGAC